AAGATACCTCTTTGTGAAGCGTGGCCGGAATGGGCTCAGTTCATCCTCGGTGGCGCTGTATTCATGGGATTGGGAATGAGCGTATGAGCCTCACCCAAGATGAAAAAGACTTTCAACGAGGTTACGAGGCCTGCAAGGCCAAACCTATGGGAGATTCCTCTACCAGCAATGATGAGGGGTTTGCATCTGCTTTTTCCATTCGGGCAGATAATTCAGACACTGCAAAATCTCCCGCCAAAATATTCCAACTAGGCATACCTTTCCCAAAGCTCGGCATTGTTGTGGATGAGGTAGCATAATGAGTGGGCACCTAGAGGATGATTTGCAAAAGACCGTAGCTCGTTACATGCGGCTGCAATATCCGTGGTTGCTATTCTTCCATGTGCCAAACGGCGGAAGGCGTAACCCGCGCGAAGGTGCAAGGTTCAAAGCCATGGGGGTTCGTCCAGGCGTGGCCGACATCCTGCTATTCTGGGGCTTCAATAAGAAGGCGGCTATAGAGCTTAAAGCTGGAAAGAACAGCCTAGAAGATAGCCAAGAAACGTTTCGTGACCACTGGATGGAAACGGGGGGCTATTACTGCGTATGCCGCTCTCTGGATGATGTAATTGACCAATTAAAGCTGTGGGATGTGCAATGACCAAAAAACCTCCCATCGTAGTACGCAAGAAAAGCCGCCGCATTAAGAATGCAGTGGTGTTTGAGCCTGAAACCAAGGTTGAGATTGTAAAATCAGAATGGGATTACCGGCCAAAATACAGCGTCAAGCCCAAGCGCAAGAAATCCCCGCTTATTGATTATAACGACAGTTGGAGGGTGTGATGAGCATTGCGCCGGTCATAGACTTTGCCCTGACTTACAACCCTATGCTGGCTACGCGCGACCTCTCAACCATATTTGCATGGATAAACTATGGTTGTGACATTGAAAAAGACATCCTGCCGACGATGAAAGAGATCATCAAACGCAGGCCACCGGCAAAACCTAAAATATCCTCCTTCTCATACTTCTCAAACGCCATCTACGAATCGTTTACCAAGCGCACGGTAGTGGCTGAAAAGACCAAAGAGAAAACCCAGGAGGAGATGGACGCTTTGAGGGCTAAGAACCTTCAATGGAAGAAGGATAGAGGAATAATGACCTCCAGCCATGGGGCACAAGACTATGCCTGGTTAGAGCAATATAAACAGCAACATGGGGGGATTGGATAGAGTACTGGCGATCGGACGGTCACTTACTACGGTGGCGACCGCCAGCAAGCAAGACACTACCACGGGGACTAGCAAAGTGTCAAGGAGGATGACTCACGGTGAAGTAGCCGGAAGGAACCTCCGCTAGGCGTATAGATTACGTAAAAGTTCCTTGGCCTGCACGGTAACTATACTGAGGTAGGTATGCCTAAGCGAAAACCGCAGCTATACGGTAATCCCGGCAAGAGTCTTTTAGCGGATTCGTCTGCTAGGGGACTCTCTTTGCCATCCGTACCGAGCTACCGGTAATACTAAGTAAGGGGTTATTATGAATTATATCTACTGCTCAAATATTAGACACAAGAAGATGGTTTATCATATCGGCGATAGGAAAGGAACTTTATGTAAATTTGAGAATAGCACTTCTTTCCCTTCTTTGAATGTCGAGTGCGATAATCCACCACCAGATAGAAGGCTGTGTAAAATGTGTAGTGATATAATTAATAGGAGGAACAAATGATTAAGAGATTTGCTCGATGGATAATCTTTGATCTTGAGTTCAAGCCTTTATGGGCATGGGCAAGAAAGGTGCTTTTTAGAAGGGGCGATAAATGAGTGAAAATATTGACCCTTCACAGTTTATAAATAAACGCAAAACTCCCCTAGTAAATTCCAACAGGATGGATAAGGGAGATATGATTGCTTATGTGGAAGATGGTCATATCTCCAACGCCAATTGTATAGATAATTCTATCCTTTGTTGGCTTATAACTAGGGGATTCCTTGAACCTTACCATCAATGGGATGCGATGGTATTTATGGATTTAAGACGTGCTTATGAATCGAATTTTGGCACTAAATGGGGAAGCGTTAATATAAGCAGTGATAGTGCAGCATTATCTCCTGGGCAAGCTACGAAGCTGTACGATGCTATCCGCCATGAGCTTGGATTACCAAAGGGAGAGCGTGTGATTAGGATAGTCATGCATGCGGTAGATACCCAAGCATTATACGATCACAAAAACAACAGGCCGTTTGAATTGGTGGCAGAAGCGGCTAACGAATACCGCCATGCTTTTGATAAGTTGATAAAGGCTATGGAAGAAGTTGATAGAAAACGTGAAGAACTGCTTGCAAAGATGGATGAAGAGATTTATAATGCGAATCGACACAGGGAAAAGTGTCTCTAAAATTTACCCGCAGGATTAAGTTCTTGGCGGGTTTTTTGTTATCTAGCGAATTCCGCCTAGCAATAGGAAATTCAGAAGGTTAAAGCAAGAGTAGCAATATGAAAGGTTCAAGCCCAGGAGAGCGTAGAGGTGGCCGTAAAGCGGGCACTCCAAATAGCAAAACACTTGAGGCTATTACTATTCTTAAGCAACGCAATTGCGATCCTTTAGATATTTTATCACAGATTGCCCTAGGAAATAAGATTAAGTGCGGTGTGTCGGTGGAAGATAAGGTTTTTGAGGTTGATCTTATTCCTTCACTGGACCAACGCAAAGATGCTGCCAAAGAATTATGTCAGTATGTATACCCAAAACGCAAAGCCGTAGAGCACAGCGGTGAGGTTGATACCGGACTTACGGTGCAGATTGTGAAGTACGGGAAATGAGCGACAATAAAACGCTTGTTGAAATCTACCAGGATGGTTTCAAAGCTTATCAAGAAGATAATGCGAATAATCCATACGTGCTGCTGTCTAACATGTGGTTTGCATGGAATAGGGGTTGGGCAACGGCTAGGTTTGGCGCATTGTTCGGCTGATATAAATGAGAACCGTCCGGCTTCCCTATAACTGGAAGCCGAGACATTACCAACTCCCTGTACTTAAATATTTCGATGCTGGCGGTAAGCGTGCGGTAAGTGTATGGCATCGGCGCGCAGGCAAAGACGAAGTAGCATTACATAAAACAGCCTGTGCAGCGCATGAGCGCATAGCTACCTATTGGCACATGTTACCAGAGGCTGCGCAAGCGCGTAAGGCTATTTGGGATGCGATTAACCCGCATACAGGAATAAGGCGCATTGACGAAGCATTCCCTATGGAGCTTCGCGAGACTACGCGCGAACATGAGATGATGATCCGCTTTAAGTGCGGTTCAACTTGGCAAGTGGTTGGCAGTGACAACTTTAACAGCTTGGTGGGATCTCCCCCCGCTGGAGTTGTGTTCTCCGAATGGTCGCTAGCCAACCCCTCAGCCTGGGGCTATCTACGCCCCATATTGGCTGAGAATAACGGTTGGTCGTGGTTTATCTACACGCCGCGCGGCAAGAACCATGGCTATAGCACTTTGCAGATGGCAAAGACTGAGCCCGGATGGTTTGCCGAGGTATTGGGCGTAGATCAAACAAAGATACTGCCACAGGCGTTGCTCGACGCTGAATTGCGCGAATACATCAAAGAGTATGGCCTAGAACAAGGGCAGTCATTCTTTGAGCAGGAATATCATTGCAGCTTTGATGCCGCTATTCTTGGCGCTGTGTACGGCGCTGCGATGTCGCGCGCACAAAAGACAGGGCGCATAATCAAAGATATTTATGATCCAAAACTGCCTGTACATACGGCGTGGGATCTTGGTTTTGATGATTCAACGGCCATTTGGTTTTGGCAGGTCATACGTGGCGAGATAAGGCTCATTGATTACTATGAAGCGAATGGCCAAGCAATCGACCATTACTGCGATTACGTTAAGTCCAAGCCTTATACTTACGGCAAACATTTTGTACCTCATGATGCCGCTCATAAGCTTCTCGCTGCAGGGGGGCGTTCAATCGTGCAGCAGGCATATGGATACGGGGTTAAGATGTTCGTGGTGGCGGCTACCAGCCAACAGAACAGCATAGAGGCAGCACGCCGTACGATTGAAATAAGCTATTTCGATGAAAAATGTGATCGAGGCATAGAAGCCTTGAAGCAGTACCAATTTGAATATGATGACGATAAAAAAACATTTCGTAGCAAGCCTCGTCATGATTGGGCATCGCACGGTGCTGATGCTTTCGAAATCATAGGCCAAGTCTGGCGTAACCCAAAGCTGCTTGAAGATGAACCTAAACCAAAATTCTTAAACGATATGACGGCCAATGACGTGTTCTGGCCGAAGAATCAACCAAACAAATATGAAAGGATCTAATTATGGCAGCGCAGCCAACAGTCACGCCGCCGGCGGCTACCGATAATAGTCCTATCGGGACTATCGGACAGGCTGGTGGCAATTATCAAGGATTGGTTCTCCAGCAACTTCAAATAATCAGCGTTTTACTTCGTGAGGGGTTAGGTGTCCGAACGACTGATTATGAGTGCAATACACTCGTTCAGCCCTCCACCCCAACATTATCATAACAAACAAAGGATTAATTTATGCAACTTCAAGGATATATAGGTAATTTTGCTAAAACCGCTGATGGACAGGGACCTGTTGTAAGGCAGGGAAACCAAGGCGAACTCATGGTATCGGAACTCCACGGACGTTATTATGAACAAGCTTTACGCGGGAATATGTACCGCATTGCTAACCAAGCAGCGGTAACAACTACTGCTGGTTTAGCTACCACGTGGACAGGTCTAGCCATCTCTAATCCGGCTGGTTCTGGTGTAAACGCGGTAATCAATTTATTCACTTGCGCTCAGTTTGCCGTAGGCGCAGCTGCAGCAATTGGTATCATGACCGGTTCCGGTGCGGCCGCAGGCTCGCTTGTGCCTAAGAATGCTATCGTAAGCGGCACGACTGGTAAAGTGACGGCTTCTGCCGGCGCAACCATCGCTACCCCTGTTCTTGACATGGTGTTTGGGCAGGCCGGATCACTTGCTACGACCGGTTATGGAGTGACCCCAGGCTTGGTGGTTGATCTTGGTGGTTCGATTATTGTGCCGCCTGGTTTTTATGCGGCATCGTTTACCAGCATCGTTACCACTTCTGCCCTTCTTTTCGGATTCCAATGGGAAGAAGTACCCATCTAATTAATAATGGAACCCAACGTTGCGACCCCATCTACTGCTGATGAAGCTGTAAGTGAGGTTGCACGTTGGGTTACTGAGATTAAGCTATACGAGAAAGAAGCGCAGAAATTTGAAGAACGTGGCAAGAAAATACTAAAGCGCTACAAAGACGAACGTAGCGTTAGGGAATTTGGCGATGGCTCTAAGCGTTATAATATTCTCTATTCCAACGTTCAAACCTTGCTACCTGCTTACTTTTCTCGGAGTCCTAAGCCCGATATTGAGCGGCGTTTTAAGGATAAAGATGATGTAGGCCGTATCGCTGCCGATGTCTGGGAGCGCTGCACTAGTTACTTTGTTAATACCGATAAATTCAAGTCAGCAGTTCAAAAAGCTGTATTTGATCGCCTCCTACCTGGTCGTGGTATTGTGTGGGAACGTTACGTTCCGCACATGCGAGACATCCAGGTTACCGGAAACGCAGAAGTCCAAGATGAAGGCGTTCAGGCTACCGATGATGTTTATTCTGAGTCTAATGAATCGCCCGATCAGGAGGTTTATTACGAAGAAACCTGCTCTGATTATGTGTATTGGGAAGATTTCGGCCACACTATAGCCAGGACATGGGAAGAAGTCCGCGCAGTATGGCGCAAGGTCTATCTCACTAAAGATGAACTTACGGAGCGTTTTGGTAAGGAAATAGCCGATCTAATCCCGCTCGATTATACTCCGCGTGGACTAAGTGATGAAAAAATATCTGATGACCTTAAAAAAGCCACTGTTTACGAGATTTGGGATAAGCCGACAAAAAAAGCGAAGTGGTTACATAAAGACGTAGCGCAATTGCTTGATGATCGGGATGATCCGTTAGGGCTTGATGATTTCTTTCCTTGTCCTCGGCCTCTTACGCCGACGCTTACCAACGATACCATGTTCCCGATTGCGGATTACACGCAATATCAGGATCAGGCCAAAGAATTAGATGATCTCACTGGTCGCATCGGTGCGATCACTAAAGCTCTTAAAGTGGCGGGCGTATATGATGCCAGTGCCGCAGGCGTTGAACGCGTGTTGTCGGAAGGCGTTGAGAACAAGCTGATACCAGTCGAGCAGTGGGCTATCTTTGGCGAAAAAGGCGGCCTAAAGGGCGTGATGGATCTCCTTCCCATGAAGGACATCATGGATACATTGCTTGGGCTTTATGAAGCCAGAGAAGCGGTAAAAAGAGATTTGTACGAGATCACGGGGCTTGCCGACATTATTCGCGGCGCAAGCAATGCTCAGGAAACAGCAACAGCTCAAAAGATCAAAGGCAACTTTGCCACACTTCGGCTTGATGATGGGCAGCAGGAAGTGCAGCGTTTCGCGCGTGATTTGGTGTGTATTAAAGCGCAGATAATCGCCAATCATTTTAGCCTCGATACTATCAAGGCAATAAGCGGCGTAAAACTGATGACGCAAGCTGAAAAACAGCAATTTCAGATGCAACAACAGCAAATGCAAGCGCAGATGCAGCAGCAAGTTCAGCAAGCTGCAATGATGGCGCAGCAAACAGGACAGCAACCGCCGCCTCCGCCCCAAATGCCACCTATTCCTGAGGAAATGGAGGAGTTGCTTGAAAACCCGACATGGGAAGAGGTCTACGCGCTGCTTAAAGACAATGCGATGCGCTGCTTTAGAATTGATATTGAAACCGATAGCACAATTAAAGCCGATCAAGAGGCTGAAAAGCAGGCAAGGGTCGAGTTTTTAACTGCCGTTGGGGCGTTTATGGGGCAGGCCCAGCAAGTGGCCGAGACAAGGCCTGAAATGATGCCGCTCCTCATGGATATGCTGATGTTTGGTATCAGGGCGTTCCCGGTAGGCAAGACGTTAGAGACTACTTTTGAGATCACGCGCAAAAAATTAGAGAAAGCAGCCAATAATCCGCAACCTCGTCCAGACCCAGAAATGGCAAAGGTCCAAGGTGAGATGCAACTTAAGCAACAGCAGGCACAAGCTGACCAACAAGCCGCTCAAGCGAAAGCGCAAGCTGATACCCAAGCTAATCAGGCCAAGATCCAAGCCGATGGTCAGGCTGCGACAATTAAAGCCAATAACGATGCTGCATTGCAAAAACAAAAACTTGAAGCCGAATTGCAGCTAAAACGCGAAGTAGAGCTACTTAAGGTGGCTATCCAAGCTATGAGCGCAAAAAAGAAAGCGGAGACAGAGAGCGAGGTTGCGCAACAGAGTGTTGCTCAAGAAGGTAATGAAGCCAGTATGGAGCCCATCATGGAATTGCTGGATAGCCTTACCAAAGCGTTCTCTGCTCCAAAAGATGTGAAATTGGATAATGGGCGCACGGCAACGGTAACGCCTAGGATCAATTAATGCCCGTAGTCCACGCGAAGGTCTCGGGAGTAGCGGATGAAGCGGGAACAACAAGAGTAAGGCCTACTGATTGGAATGCTGGCCACACAGTGATGGTAGACCTCGCCAGCGAGGTTATGGGGTTATTGCCTGCCGGTAGTATTTCTGGCTTGGCAACTGTTGCCACCACTGGCGATCATGGGGATCTACTGGGTTTGTCCGATGATGACCATACCCAGTATCATACGGATGCACGGGCTCTAACTTGGCTTGGTACGCGAAGCACTGCCGACCTAACCGATTCTCTGAATAAACGCTATGTTACAGATGCCCAATTGGTGGTATTAGGAAATACTAGCGGCACGAATACCGGCGATCAAACTAGCATAGTCGGTATCACTGGCACTAAGGCACAATTCAATACTGCTTGCACGGATGGGGACTTTCTTTTTGTCGGCGATGTAATTGGGCTCACTGATGGCGATAAGGGAGACATCACCGTTTCTTCTAGCGGTACGGTGTGGACGATTGATAATTTAGCGGTAACAAATGCTAAAATTGCCACCGGGATTGATGCTACAAAGATCGCTGATGGAAGCGTTACAAGTGCTGAATTCCAATTTATCAATACACTTAACTCCAATGCACAAACTCAAATTGATGGTAAGCAGCCTCTAGATGCGGCACTTACCTCTCTTGCTGGCGTGTCATGGGTACAAGGTGACATTGGTTATTGGAGCGGCGTAGATACTGCCGCAAGACTTGCCAAAGATACGAATGCTACACGTTATTTATCTAATACCGGTGCGAGCAATAATCCGGCGTGGGCTCAGATTGATCTTACCAATGGTGTAACTGGTGATCTGCCATTTGCTAATTTGGCACAGGGATCAGCGCGTTCTGTCTTAGGTGTAACAGGAAATGCTACTGCTGATTTTGCATCTATCCAAGGAACAGCCAACCAAGTTCTAGTACAAAACTCTGCTGGCACTGGCGTTGCATTCGGGCAAGTGAATCTTGCTTCTGCTTCGGCTGTTACAGGTGCCTTACCGATAGCAAACGTTGCTGCTGGCTTTGTCAAAGTGGACGGCACTACCCCGCTTACTGCGAATTGGGATGTTGGTTCTTTTGAGGTTAGGGCGCAAACGTTTAATTCGGACGTTGCTACTGGTACCGCGCCCCTAGTTATCGCTTCAACCACGCTAGTAACCAACCTGAACGCTGACTTATTGGATGGCAAAAATACCGGCACATCTGGCAATACTATTCCACTGCTTGATGGCGCAAATACATGGTCTGCAAACCAGACCCATAACGATAATATCAAGTCAATCTATGGAACGGGCGCAGACGCCACAATTTATTACGATGCGACTGATTTAATCATAGACCCGTCCGAAGTTGGCAGCGGTGAGGTAATGATTGGCCCCACTGGCAATAAGGACATGATCCTTAATAAGCTAGGTGTCGGCGGCACTCCTATCAGCTCGCTTGCTTATATCACGGCGGATATTACAGGTGCGGGGCGGCAGATCCTAAACTTCGCACTGAATTATAATGGTAACAATACAAGTGCGGCTACGATTATTGCTACCTTCTTGGACAATGGTACAAATGCGGCTCTTACGCACTTTGGTGTCCAAACTAGTTACATCCTGCAAACAACATCTCATACTACGCTAACCCATACCGGACTTTATGCCCTTGAGGGGATAGATGCCAGTATTGCAATCGCTTCAGGAACTAAAACATTCCATGGCGTGAGAGTAAACGTTTCTGGACAGGGGGCTGGAGGATCACATAGCGGCGGCACCTTCAGGCGCTATGGAGTTTTTCAAGACGCTATTACCCCTCTAAGCGGTACGCCTACGGGCGATCTCATCATGGGGGCGTTCTTTAACGATTCTATCAACATTATCGCTGACACACCGATTATATTTAATTCTACCTCTACAGCCCTCGGCACTACGATGCTGCAATATTTGGCTGCATCTACTCAGGTTCAACTTATAGGTGGCGCGTCTGGTTTTGGTGTTTTGCAATCAACGCTAGGCAATCTTGTCCATCAGATAAGCTCTACCACTACAAATGATGATCCTACCGAGAGCACGTACCAAAATAAGGTAACGACCACAAATGCTACGGTCACCACGATCCACACGATTGCCATACCGGCCAATACCACGGTTTTCATAGAGGCAAAAGTAACCGCTAGGCGTACCGGCGGCGTTGCCGGAACAGCACAAGATTCTGGCGGTTATTTATTATACGCCACTTATAAGAACGTTGCAGGAACAGCAACGGAAGTAGGTGAGACAGCGGTGGTAACGCATGAAGACCAAGCCGGATGGGCTGTGACTTTTACACCCAGCGCTGCCAACGCTCTTCTACAAGTGACGGGAGCAACGAATAACAACGTTTCTTGGGTGGCAACAGTAAGAATTTATCCAGTATCAAGCTAGTCCAATTTTATCATGGGCACTAATTTCAGGGGCGCTCATGTCAATAGTCGGATCAGCATATCATAATCAGTATTTAACCATGCAGTATGCTTGCATTAACGGGATAACGACAACCGGAATTACCCCCGTTGTTGCTTATTCTATAGCGGTTCCGCAGAACAAGCTTTACCGGATTACCGTTGATGTCCATTCTTATAAGAGCGATTTCAGCCAGTCTAATACAGGACAAGTTCAAGGATCTTTCATAAGGGGAACCGGCAACGTTGCCAAAGACGGCTCCCTGATAAAAAACCTGATTGGTGCGCTTTCAACAACGATAGTTGATCTGGTAGCAAATACCTCTACTCAGTCCGTTGACATAACACTTACCCCGATTCTGGGCACCATAGTCTGGAACCTGGGGATTAACATCATTTCAAATACGTAGGGCGATTATGTCTGGAGTCTCAAACGGAAAATTGGTTCTTGATTCAGCGGTAACCGTTACAAGTTCTGGCGACAATAATGATGTCCCCGTTACCGGATCGCTTATGTATATCAGCGTTTCCAATGATATGGACGCTATTACAGGCCTAGATCCGGGAGATATAACTGATGGAGCATTAATCTTAGTGGTCAATATCGGCCCTACGAATAACTTAGTGCTGAAAAATAATAGCGGAAGTTCGGCAGCACAGAACGTAATCTTGTCTGCGAATGGAAGCGATTACGTGGTTCCGCCATTCAACACGGCGATACTGGGCTACGATACCACCAATCTTATGTGGCATATTGTGCGTGTCCCTGACTCAGTTCCATCCAGCACTATCCAGATGTGGGGATCGGCAACGGCTCCGAAGAATTGGTTGTTATGCGACGGAACGGCAGTAAGCCGCGCATCATACCCGGGAGTATTTTCAGTAGTCGGTACAACATATGGGGCTGGGGATGGGTCTACGACATTCAACTTGCCAGATTTAAGGCAGAGATTCCCGCTTGGGAAAGCGGCTTCTGGAACCGGCTCCTCGCTGGGCGGCACTGGAGGTTCTATAGACCATCTGCATACGGTTGATCCGCCCAGTACAACCACTAGCGCTCCCACAGGAACCTCTGGGCAGTTGGTGGGAATCATCAATGTGGCATCGGCCACCCATACGCACACGGTTGATATTGCTTCGTTCAATTCAGGCACTAACAACCCACCCTTCCAAGTGGTGAATTTTATAATCAAGATTTGAGGCTTGCATGGCGCAATTCACAGTCACAATAACAGTCCCTGATGGAAACCTGACCGCTGCGCTTAATGGCCTGAAAAGAGTTGAGCCCGTGATTAATGGCGAAAGTAATCTTGCTTACATAAGAAGGATTACGGCGCTCTTTCTAACGGATAGATCAATAGAAGGCCAAGCCCTATTGCAACGCGAGGCTATTGCGATAACCCATCCAGACATCACAACTTCATAGAATAATGACCACAGCCTTTCAACCTGACGCATTTCAAAACAATGCATTTCAGATTGATGGTGGCGTAGCTGTTGATACTCATGATGGCGGATATAAGAAACCAAGGGGCTATAGAAAGCAAGTGCTAGGTAACCTCATAAGGATTTATGAGGAAGCTAGGGAAGCGCTGCCCAAAGACAAGAAATTAATTTCGGTAGTTGATGCTTATATCGAAGCTAAAACACCGGAACAGGTGGATCGTCGGTTAAGTGCTCAGTATATTGTCGATGAGCTACCAGATATTGCCAAAGTTGATTTAGATAGTCTGTTTGAGAATGAATTGTCTGCACTAAGATTTGAACGGGCGATTCAAGAAATTGAGCAAAGATTAGCCTTAGCTAAACTTAAGAATGAGGATGATATGTTGTTGATTATGTTGGCAGCGATTGCATGAAAGATTTTGTAGCCGATCTAATAAAATTACAAAAAAAACACGGAAAATACTTAGATGGCCAACTTCGCATTAGATGTGCTGATAATTGGAATTATGATAGCGCGTCCACAGAGGTTTGTAATGAGATCATGTATGGTTCCTTAAGAGATAAAACCGGCCCCTTTCTTGTTTGCACCATTGATAAAAATCCCGAACCATCATGTGAAATAAAGCCTGGGAAAAAAACCTATATGATTTCCGATATTGAGCCCTATAGAAATACCATTGATGGCAAGCCGATAGGTGGCAGAAGGCAGCACCGCGAATTTCTGAAGCAGCATGGATGTGTAGAAGTAGGCAATGATTTTAATAGCGCTAAGTCGTCAAAAGAGATTCGCGGTGATTTCAATGTACGGCCCGAACTATCAAGAGCAGTCCACCAAGTCTTAAACAAATAGGATATTTTCATGACCGACGAAGTAATCGAGCAACCTCAGGTTGCCGAACAAGAAGCTGCGCCTTTAACTCTGCGCGAGGAAATTGAGAGTGCAGTAAAGACGGTGTCCGAGAAACAAGTTGATCCATCGGTTAAAGACACGCAAGAAACAGAGGAGACAAAAGCGCAGCGGTTGAGGGATGAAAGCGGAAAGTTTGTAAAAAAAGAATCCGCAACAAAGACCGAAGAGAAGGCTGAGAAACCGGCCTTAAAGCCAGAAACTGCCACGCCAGTTGTTGCTGAAAAACCTAAAGCGCCAGAGCATTTAAAGCCTGCGATTAAAGCTAAATGGGATACGCTGCCTCCTGATGTGCAAGAAGCCATTATTGCGCGCGAGGAAGAGGCCGATAAGGTTATCAAGCGCCAAGATGAAGAGCGCATGTTTGGCAAACAGGTAAAAGACGTAATAACCCCTTACATGCCGATGATCCAGGCAGAAGGCAGCACGCCAGCAATTGCTGTGCAGAGCTTATTAAATACGGCCTATCAGCTGAGAACGGGAACCCCGCAGCAAAAAGGTCAATTGATTATGCAGTTAGCGAAGCAATTTGGCGCTGAACTGCCACAAGTTTCTCAGGGTGACACTTATGTTGATCCTCAGGTTCAAGCTATCCAACAGGAGCTTGAATCGCTGAAGAGCAACCTACAACAAACCGCTACCCAGAGAGAGCAGCAAGAACAGGCAAACATTAACTCAACGATTGCCGCATTCGCTGCCGATCCCAAGAACGTCCACTTTGAAACCGTGCGCAATCACATGAGCGCATTGTTAAAAGCGGGGGTGGCTAAAGATCTGCAGGATGCTTACGATCAAGCGGTTTATGCAAATCCTGACACACGTTCCGCGCTACTCCAATCGCAGCAAGCTGACTTGGAGGCAAAACGAGTGGCCGAGCAAAAGGCAAAAGCTGATGCAGCACGTAAAGCAGCCGGTTCTATTACCGGTGGGCCGGGTGCAACAGCCCCTAAAAACCCATCCGTAGCAAGCCGTTCTTTACGT